TTAGATAATCATTCGTAATGAGTAAGTCGCGGGTTCGAGTCCCGCTTTCGGCTCTTCTCATAAAAGCCTGAAATACAGATATTTGATTTTCTCTATACGAATCAAAACAATCAGGATGCCATTAAAAAAAAGGAAAATTCTTCCACTTTTGGAAGGAAAAAAGTACCTGAAAAAGTAACGCTGGATTTTCCTTGTCGGAGGACACAACTATGGCAACAATCAATCCTGTTATCATCAAAGAAAGAGTGCTTAAAAACGGAACGCACAAACTGAGGATTGCGGTCCGGCACAAGTCTGTAACTTCTTACATCGTCACAAAAATCATTCTTAACGATCCAGGACAGCTAAAGAACGGTAAGATAGTAAGGCACCCGGATGCCTGTGAGCTTAACAAGAAGTTAAGAAACATGCTCGATATTTACGAGGAGCGTCTCGATAATGTCAAGAACACTGATTTGTACACATGCGAGCAGCTTAGAGATATTATCAAGTCAGGACCGGATGGGGAAGAAGTAACATTCAATGGAATATCCGGGGAGTATGTGAGTTATCTTATGTCAGAAGGAAGGAATTCTTATGCAAAGCTTATAGAACGCTCTTCAAGATACTTCTGTGATTACTGCAGGGGAGATATTGATATGGAAGATATTACGCCTGTTCTCGTAAAATCCTTTTCTGAATACCTTAGAAGGTCAGGAAAGACACAGACTTATATCAACACAATTCTAAGCCACATTAAGGTTATTGTGAACAAGGCAATATCAGACCAGATGGTATCATATAGCGTTCATCCTTTTTCATCCGTAAGAATATCTCCTGCACCAGTCAGGGAAGTTACACTCAGCCTTGAATCGTTCCTTAGAATAATGAATTCAAGACCTGACACGAAGAAAAAGAAGATGGCCAGAGACCTGTTCATGATTTCCTTCATGCTGGGAGGAATGAACCTAATAGACATCATGAATGTTGATTTCCGCGACAAGGAAGTAAGATACGTCCGTACAAAGTCTGCCGGAAGAACCCAGCAGGAAAACGTAATTGCATTTGAAATGCCTGAAGGTATTGACAGGTATACAGGAGAATGGATGAAGCCTAATGGGAAGCTTGATTTCGGATACAATTTCACCTATCACAATTTCTCTCAATACGTATCTTATGCGATAACAGACCTTGCAGAAGAGCTTGGCATAAAGGAAAGAGTGGTATTCTATTCTGCGCGAAAGTGCTTTGCTCAGTTTGCCAGCGACATCTGCATGCCTGACAGCGTTATTAACTACTGCCTTGGCCACAGCGACAGATCCAAAGGTGTAATCAGGTATTACACGAAGATAAGAAGCCGGCAGGCAAGCATCTGCATTAAGAGAGTGTGCGATTATGTGATAAGGCCGGAACTTTACAAGGACTTCGTTGAACTTAGAAGCATGTCATTAATGAATATGATGTGAAAATAAAGCCCCTTCCTGATACATATCCGGTCGGGGCTGTTTGTTTAAACAAAAGTCTTCTACGCTTTTACATTTGCAAATATAGTAATTATGTATGATATTTATCTTTGATTATATCACATATCCATTCGGATATATTCTTAGGATTTTCCTTCTTAATTATTTCCATCGTATCTTTATCAATAGAAAGGCTTATTTTATGAACTGATTTACGTGCTGGTCTACGTGGTATCTCTGCTGCATCAAGTATCCGGTATATTGTCTGTTCTGACCTTATACCAGTTATACTCATAATTTCTTTGATTGTGTGATTTCCTTCGATGTATAGTTTTTCACACAAAATTTGTTGTTCAACTTTTATCATTGCTTTGTCTTTTTTACAAATTCAGATGCAGCTTTCAGGGCATCGGATAACTGCTTAATGTCACAATCGTCCTGAATATCTATGGTAATCTTAGGGAATTTGTTCCTTATAATCAGCATACGGTCATTATCTTCATCCTTTCTGAATTCAAAAACCGGTGTTGGCATAGCTATTGAATACCAATGACTATACATATAATCTCCCATTTCAGCCATAATGTGCGAAATTTCCATTGCCATATCTTCCGCGCATCCTCTGAATCTGCTGTTTTCAAGAATTGTAACTTTTTGTGTATCATTATACTTATGCTCTTCAAACCTTATTACGATAAGGTTATCAGTATCGGTAAGCACCCACAATCCTTGATGGGTGCTTTTTTCGAGTTTGAATCGGTTATTAATCATTTTGTAAGGTTATCCCAAAATTCAACATATTCTTCAACATTACTTACAACTTCTTCTTCTGAGTCAAGGTAGTCAAAGTTACCTGAAGGATAATGAATCTCGAACTTTTCACTTTCTTCATTGAATAGATAAGTAATTGCGTTTTCAGATAATAATTTTTTCGTTTCCTTGCTTAAAGTCTTCATAATGCAATACAGTTTATAAGTGTGTCTCACTTTTTTGATTTTGTACTGCAAATATACACATAGTTTTTCAATTATCAAAGTAAAATATTACTTTATTTTGATTTTATTCATTTTCTGATACCTCGATTATCTTTTTTCTCTGTTCTTCCTTCAGTTGATTAAGCTGTAAAACGCTGTCTTTAATCAGATTGATAGTGGTTCCTGAATTCTGTTGCTGTTCCTGGCTGGATTCGTTGAACTTCACAACAAGGTTGGATATCACTTCAAGCAGCTTGGTTATCTTGTTAATGTCAGTCTCAGTAGCACAAAGAACAATTGCCCTGTTGATGGCAATGTCAGCAAGGGAGTTAATCTTATGGAAATGGTTCTGAAGGAATTCAAGTTTGGCCCGTGCGAAGTCAATCTCTACCTTCTCTGCGATAAGAGTAGAGCTTGCTGATTCTATGTCTCCCTTGTACCGGTAATACCACTGCTTTATCGTGTTGGTATTGATACCTGTCTTCTTGTGCATGATTGAATAGTTCATACCGCTGTCAATCAGCATCCGCACAACCTTTATACGGTCCTCATCAGTGTAATTCAGCTTAACAGAGTGCTCTATTTCCTTCACTTTTTTTGCCCTTCTCCTTCTTGCAATCTTCTTCTCTTCGCCCATAACTGTAACTAATATTGTAACTCAGTTACAAAAATGATGTATTTTGTAACTTTTAACATTTATAAGTGCTTATAATGTTCTAATTCCCAAAGATATACGAAGTTACAAGAAGTTACAAGGTTTGTAACTTTGTGTAGAATTACAATTACCAAATTACGCAACTTATGATACTGATAATTAGCTTACTTTGTCAGTGTGACACAAAATAAATTATACGCGTATGATTGGAGCTATATTAGGAGCCGTAGGCGGACTTGCATCCGGAATAGCCGGAGGAATCAAGTCTGCCAAGGCGGCAAAGGAACAACAAAGGCTCATTAACGAGCAGGAGTCTAAGAACAATGCATGGTATAACAGGAACTACTATCAGAATTACATGGATTCTACCGAAGCCCAGGCGGCAATGAAGAGGGTGGAAAACACGTTGAAAAAGCAGAATCAGGAAGCAAGGGCAACTGCAGTTGTGACCGGTGCAACACCTGAAGCTGCAATAGCACAACAGCAGGCAAACAATGAGATTCTGGACGAAACGGCAACCGGACTTGCAGCTCAGGCTACAGCCAGAAAGGCGCAAGTTGAAGCTATAGACCAGCAGAACCAGAACAACATCTTTCAGGCAAGACTAGGTCAGTCTTCTGCGAACGAGCAGGGTGGTGCCCAGCTTATGAGTAACGGACTAGGACTTATAGGTAGTGCTCTTTCCATGCAGGAATGGGGAAAGAAGAAAGGGGGTAAATGATGGGACTTTTCGATTTTATCAAGAAAAATCCGTCTGTAGACACTTCAAGGCTTCCTGAATTCGAAAATTACGGACAATCTCCCGAATCTTTTTCAAATTTTCAATTCTCACGAAGCAATCAGGGCGTAAAACCTGATAAAACCAAGGTTGAACAGCCTGTTATACCCGTTTCTTCGGCAGAACAGGTGAGAGCTGCAACCAATCAGGCAATGCAGGAACAGACAGAGAAGAAGCCTACAACTCCTGATGATGTGTTTACTGCGTTACTAAGAGAAAGATACCAGGAGAGCGAAGATTCGCTTAAAAGACAGAGGGCCGCTGAGTTCTGGGGTAATCTTGCAAATCTCTTCGGACAAACAGTTTCTTCGGCTGCCGGTGCCAGAATGTTCAGCCCGATTAAGAGCAATACACAGCAATACAATCAGGCTATTGACAGACTGAGGGATTCTTACAACGACACATTGCTTAACTACAATCTTTATACAGCTCGTGCAGAAAGAGCCGCAAAAGCAGAACAGGATAAGATAAATCTTAAGTTTGAGCGCGACAAAGCACTTGCAGAGATTCAGGCTAATCTTAAGGCTGGTCTTATAGACAAGCAGAAAGCCGCTGACCTTGAAAAGCAGGCGCGTAAAGCTAAGGATGCTAAAGAACTTGAAGGAGTTAAGAATGATTTCAGGATGAAACTTGCTAGATACAATCAGGGTGCAGCTACAGGTCGTACCAAGATGAACAATGAAGCTGCAATGGAAAGAGAGAAATACCGTCAGCAAGAGATAGCCAAGAGAAACGGTAATGCAGGTTCAGGAAAGAAAAATAAGTATCCTAAGATGAAGTTTGGCCATGACGGTGCAGTCACTTACGACCTAAACAAAGATACAGACGTGGCAAGAATGTACAATGAAGGTGTAAGAATAGGATATTTCCCCCAGCAATTCAATGATCCGACAAAGAAAGGAATGACAATTGATGATATGAGAGAAGCTATTCTTACCGCAACAGACGATAAAAGGCCTGTTCACGACAGACAACAAGGATGGTCACTTAGAGATAACAATAACAACGGTTGGTCACTAAAAGATATTGAATAATGAGCGCAGACACAAGAAAGAAGATATACGACATTCTCAAGAACAAGACAGGATTCATGGATAGTTATGAGGATTTTGACAACGACATGACTACGAGTGAAGATGCGAGAAAGAAAGTATATGAAGTTCTGAGAGACAAAACCGGATTCAATGACACGTATGAAAACTTCGTTAGCGGAATATCTGGCGAAGTTCAAAGAGAATCCGCTATTCCTCCTGCAAAAGAAGAATCTGGTAATGTTGTAACTACTGTTCAGTCACCTTCTTATCCTCAGAGGACTGAAACAAAAGAAAGAATACTGAATAACATACCTGATTATTTCAGAAGCCGCGGAAATGACCTTTCTACTCTTCCTCTTCCGCAAAATACGATGTCAGCAGAGAAGCCTGCCGATATTCCTGGAAGGATTGTTCAGGACGAACAGCAGAGAATACAGCTCGCTAAACGTGCGGCCAATGATCCGTACATGAAACAGCAGGAACTTGAACACGTATTCAAGCCAAAGAATCAGGAACAGATTGACAGCGTAAGGCAGCTTATCAACAGCGCACGCCAGCAGAGAGTTAAGGAAAGGCAACAGGGGGTTAAGTCTGCCGGTGGAGGTGGAATATTCTCAACCATGTCACAGGCTTACCTTGCCGGTGAGCAGAACGATGCTGACAAGCAACTTGAATACGCATCAACTCTTATAGAACAGGCTCAGAATATAACCAACGAAGCGAAAAAGAAAGGCAATACAAATTTCTTTTCCGGATTCGCACGCGGATTTAAGGATGCACCGCTGGACGGATGGGCAATGGGATTGCAGGACCTTAAGAACTACTCTGCCGCTAAGAAGGTTATGGACAAAGTAGACCGTGGAGAAGAACTCTCACCGTCTGAAGATGCTCTTATGCAGGCTCTTGTTACCAATGCGGCTACACAGATGTATTATTCAGGAGACCTTGGAAGAGGATACAAGGCCGGAGGAGTGACAGCAGAATCACTCCCATTCATGCTTGACATGATTGCCGGAATGGGAACAATTCAGTCCGTTACAAAACCTGCGTCAAAGGCACTTGTCAAGTATGCAACCGAAAAAGCTGCAAAGATGGGACTTGGACGTGCGACAACCGGACTGGCAAAAGGAGCCGCAAGGACAGCAGCCGGGCTTGGTGATGTGGCAGCTCATACAGCTACATTTGGCGGTGCGCGTGTAGCAGCAGACTATCAGAGAAGAGGACTTGGTGATGTTCAGGTTTCTCCGGAACAGGATGGTACTGTATCATACGCAGGAAGGGATAATGTGCAGACTGGGGCAGAAGCAATAGGAAAGTCTGTCGTATCAACAGCGGCAGAGACCGGAAGCGAGCTTCTTGGAGAATACTTTGCTCCTATGCTTGGTTGGGTTGGTAAGGTGACCGGTGCAAACCGCCTTGGGAAGATAATTCCAGCTTCTGTTGGAAAGGCTTATTCATCCATCATTAACAGCAACGGATTCAAGCAGGTTCAGGAAATTGCCAGACGTGCTAAGATTGCGGATCCTATAGGTGAATACGGAGAAGAGGTAGTGAACAACCTTGTATCTACCGCAATAGGAGATATGACACCTGAGCAGCTTGTTGACCTTGACAATAATATAGACACATTCCTTGGAGTTGCTCCAATGTCAGCACTTTTTGGCGCGGCCGGAACCGGTGGATACATTCGTGAGAAATACAGGAACTACCGAAACATGCGTGAGTTTGAGAATCAGATGCGCGACACGATGGGAGAGGACTGGTCCGGAGTAAGGGAAGCATTGCAGGATGCCGATATAGAGACAGCACGCGGAATGGTGAAGGAAGTTCTGTCAAGCAATATGCAGCCAGACATCAAGAAAAAGGCAATAAACTACATTTCTTCTGTCCTTCAGGAACAGACGTTTCAGGAAGCAGACAAGCAGATTGCACCTGAAGAAATGATTCAGAACAAACGCTTCATTATATCTAATCTTAATGAAGCAAGAAACAATATTGGAATAGGAGAAGAGGAACTTAACTCTGCTGTGTCCATATTGAATCAGGAAGGTGAGAGTGCCTTGTCGGAATTGTATGATGCGGAAACGGTTCAAAAGATTGTTGAATACAAGAATGCCTATGATGATTATCTTAATTATACTTACTGGGTGCAGAATCAGGCGTATGATGCAAGAAAGGAAGCCGAGTCGCAGGTTGAAAGAATGACAAACGCAACAACAGGAACCGTAATGAGGGTTAAGTCAGGTTTAAGCCAGAATCCAGTCAATATATTGCGAGGTAATATTGTTTTTGATGCAGAAGGAAATGTAGATAAGGATAGCTCCGACAACACAATATATTATCTTAGCGAGGATGGAAAGGTAAAGATGGCTCCAATATCCATGTTTGAAAGCCTTGTTGACGATACACCGGCTGAAGAACTTGCATATCAGGCAGGAGAAGATGCGGAACAAGAATTCATCCAGGCTGAAGAAGCTCAACTTATGCAGCCTGAACAGAGCGTTCAACCAATCGAATTGGGAACCACATTCCAGAAAGATGGTGTGACTTATGTCGTTTCACAAAAATCGCCTGACGGATATGTAGTCAGTGCTTTGGATGAAGAAGGAAATCCGGTTCAGTCTAATCTTTTAACCGAAGAACAGATAAGAACCGCAATGACACCTGCAATTCAGGAAGAACAAACTTCACAAGAACAATTTGTTCAGAGTGAAGATGTAACACAGCCTGAACAGCAGCAGGTACAAACTGAACCTCAGACTGCAATATCAAGGATACCTGTTAATGAAAACGGTGAACATGACTTCGAATCAGCACCATATCAGGATACATCATCCGCGCTAATTGAAATAAGCGAAAGCGTGGACGATGCTAAGGATACAGCTGCGCAGATGATTAACCATTATCAGGAAGAACTTAAAAAAGCTGATAAGGCAAAGACGACAGGTAACACAATTCAGGAGATTGTACGTCTTAAGCAGCAGAAGAAGGCAAACATTCAGTCTATCAACGATAAGATAGCATACTGGAACAGCGTTGCCAATGATATTGAATCAAAACGCCCAGGTGGAATCATTGAGCAGGCAAAGGAAGAATCCGATGTAAATCAGCAGAGACTTTCAGAAATGACGGCTGAACAGCAGAAGGCTGCACAGGAGGAAGTCCAGAAGAAGATAGATTCAGGAGCATACGAACGTAAAGAACCTCGTAAGAGAGCAAGATACGTGAACGAAGATAATGAAATGGGAACCGCAAATACTCCTATGGAACATGTTTTGCGTGAAATTGCAACCGGAAGAGTTACATTCAACTGGAATGATTCAGGAGAAACGCAGGGGTTGGGTTCGCACCTCGGTCTTGCATCATCACCTGAAGAAAGACGAAGGATGATCTGGGCGTTGTCTTCTGACGGTATGACACCGGAAGCGGCAGCAGAGCAGATTCACGCTGATATGCCTGAGACATTGCAGGGAATGGTGACGGATCAGGACGTATTCAACATGATACTCGAATCATTCCAGCAGTATGGCACGCCTTCCAAGATGTGGGAAGCTGCAAAATCAATGCACGGAACAGACATTGAAGAAAGCGCACCCGGCTATGAGGACTACATGGAACAGCAGGCTCTTGAATGGGAAGCTTCTCAGAACAATATGACAGTTGAAGAGTGGATTTCATACGTTGATTACATAGAAGAAGAACTTGATAATATGTATTCTTCCGTTTCGGATGAAGATTTAAATGCTATATTTGAAAGGTTTAACGAACAAATCATATCAGAAAATGAATCAAGAGGAAATGAAACAGAAAGTGCAGGAAGCACTGAAGGACAAACAGACGGTGAACAAGGCGATGAACTTCTGCCAGAAGGCCGGGGTAATAACGAAGGAGCAGATACAACAGTCAATGAACAACCGGAGCCAGCAAATCAAGCTGATGGCGAAAGCGGTGGCGTGGTACCTGAATCAGAAGGAGCAGTAAAAACCGAAATAGAAGCCGCTCGAAAGGAAGTAGACCAGAATCCTACCGAAGCACAAAAAGAAGCCGGTAACTACAAAAAGGGTCATGTTAAAGTAGACGGATTCGACATTACGATAGAGAACCCGAAAGGCTCAGTGCGTTCAGGAAAGGATGCTGACGATAAAGAATGGTCTGTAACCATGAACAATGACTACGGATATATCCGCGGTACCGAGGGAGTGGACGGAGACCATATCGACGTATTTCTTTCGGACAACCCGGAACAGGGAAACGTGTATGTAATAGACCAGGTAAATCAAAAAACAGGAGAATATGATGAAAGTAAGGTTATGTACGGATTCAACTCGTTGGAGGAAGCGAAAGATGCTTATCTTGCTAACTTTGAAGAAGGTTGGAAAGTTGGTGTTGTGTCCGGAGTGTCAAAGGAAGAATTCAGAAAATGGATAGAAAGTTCAGTAAGAAAGACAAAGCCATTCTCTGAATACAAGTCTGTGAAAGTGGAAGAAGCGCAGAATGAAGGAATCCGCCCTGATGAAGGTGTACTTGATTATGCCAAGAGAGTAGCTGAGAGAGAGCAGAAGAAAGCGAAACCGGAGAAGAAGATAGATGTATTCAGCTATACAGATGCAAAGAGCAATATTCCTGCATACCGGGGAGCGTATTACAGCGACGGTACAGTGACAGCTACAAACGGATTTACATTAATTCGTTTACAAGCCACATATCCAAGCGAAAACGAGGGAAAGGTAATTTCCAAGAAAGGCGAAGATGTAGAAAACGTACGTTATCCAAAGGTGGAATTAATTATCCCGAAAGGAGAGCAAGAGACAGTAACAGTTGATAAAGAAGCCGTACGAGCTAAGCTGAATGAGATAGAGACCAAGCTGAAAGAAGAATGGGAAAAATCCGACAAGAAAACTCCTTACAAAACATTAAAGGCCATTACTACAGTAAAGGTTAATATTGGTGGTGTAACCCATAACATGAGCCTAGATAGACTGGCTGCATTATTGGATGGAATGGATGCAATAGGAAGTAATCAGGTAGGAATAACAAAAACACTAGCCTATGCGAAAAATGGTAAACAGTTGATTGCGGTAGCTTTCAACGCTAAGGATATTGACGATACATACGACAACTTAAGTATATCGGATGAAACCTATAGTGAGGATACGATAAACCAGATGAAACGTGTGGGTGTTCCTCTTACTGATTTGGAAGGAATACCGAAGTCAGAGGATGGAATGTTCCAAATCTATGGTATTCAGAATGTAGTCGGAGAAACAATGTACTTTGTTACAAGTCCTGGAAAGACAGTTAAAAACATGGATGAAAACTATGTCGGAACAGGAGACAGAATGTTTAAAAGTCTGGACGAAGCTATAAAAGGTGCGGAAGAAGAAAGAGCATCATACCAACGCACAAAGGCAGACAGGGAAGAAAGAGAGGAGAGAGCGCGCCAAAGAATAGAAGAAGAACGAAAAGCGCAGGAAGCAAAGGACGCAACTCCACTAGGCAAGTTCCTTAAAACCCTGAATAGACTTCAAGCCGGCAAGGCTGATAGCATTCTTTCCGATAACGTTTCCTTCAATGGTGAAACGATGTCTAAGGCTGATTTTATCCAACGGGTAATAGCGGATGGATACGCGGCAGAAGAATATCTTGACGGTACAAAAATCAAATACCGTTTGGTAAAAGACGGTAAGGGATACAAAATCAACAAGACTGAATTCGACTTTGCGAAGTTTGCTGGTGCCGAAACTATCGAAGTTGAAAACAAGGGTGACTTAATCAACCTTGAAAGACTTTCAAGAAAATATGCCGAAAAGGGTGTATATACGATGGCCGACATCGACAAAAGGATAGCTTCTACAGAGAGAAGATTGAAAGGAACAAACGAAAACGGAAAGGAAGGCCAGGAACTTAAAAAAGCATTGGAAGAACTTAAGGAGCTGAAAAGACTTAAGGAGATGCATAATAGTACAAGAACAAAACAAGAGGAGAATGTTGAATCACAAAACACTTCCGATGAACAGACAAACGAATCCGGACTTACCGATAGTGATGTAGAGCAGGAGAGAACTTCTCCAAAAGAGAGGATAGAGGACACCGGAGAAAAAATAGGTGGGGCAAGAAAAGACATAATCAGGAAGTATGCTGATAAGATAAACCTAGCCGCACAGACATTCTCCAAAATGTTCCCAAAACCCGACATTAAAGCATTGGTGGAAGCAGGAGTACCAATCAAAGATGCAGCTGCCGTAAAAGCAATGTATGATATAGCCAAGGCAGAATACAAGAGACGCAAGTCAGCTGCAAACAGCGTGTTCTTCGCAATGTACGCAAAGCAGGTTCTTTCCGGAGACCGGAGCAAGGAACTTGTTTACAACGATGTTGTGTTTACTGAATACGGTAAGGAGATTATCACAGCAAACGAAAAGGCTTATGCTGCCTTATACGAAAGACTTGGACTGGAGTATAGTGACATAGACTTGTATGACTTCAGGATAATACCACGTTCAGGGTTCGATACAAGAATAATCAACTTCAATGAGTTGAACAGACAGAATCAGGAACTCAGCGAAAGAAGAGGAAAGAATGTGAAATACCTGGATGGAGATAAGGTTAATTTCGTAATAGGCCCATACCATAGGGCAGAGAATCAGTTTGAAACCATTGAGGATGCTATTGACGCATTTGTCGAAAGGGTGAAGAAAGAAACAAAGCTTGACGCACCAAAGTATTCTCCTTCTATTTACTGGAAGAAGAAAGACGGATACACCGACTACTCTACCACATGGGTAGGAACGAAGATAAAAGGCTTCGGACTGGTAGATGTAAAATCCTTCAAGAATTCATCAGAAGCAAGAAAATGGTTAGCAGAACATCAGGAAGACTTCCAGCAGATGTCGGCAGCCGAGGAATCACGCCTGAATGAGGAAAAGAAAGAAGGCGTTGCCAGCTATACGCAGATAATTGAAAAAGAGGTTAACGCCTTTGTGGTGAAAATCAAAGTAAGAGGAATAGGACAGCCTATCGAAGTAAAGAGATTCCCGATTGAAGGAGAAAGATATTCACGTGAACGTTCTTTGAACTACAAGAAGATGATGGATGAATCTTCACAATGGGCAAAGTCAGAGGAATGCAAACAAATTTCTGACGAAATTGCACAGAACGCTCTGTCTGCAAAGAAAACATCAGGTAAGGTTAAGGTAAAGACCGAAACCGACAAGATGAGGGAAAGAGTAGGTGAAGACTACAGAAACGGGCGTGATATTACGGCCAATGAACTTCTGGACACATTCGGATTCAGGGCAATTGAATTCGGTAATTACGTAAACCAGAAGGAAATGCAGTCATTCCTTAATAACATCTACGATTCTCTTATGGATATGTCGAAGATATTGGGAATAAGCCCGAAAGGCTTGTCTCTTGGCGGGAAACTTGCTATTGCTTATGGTGCCAGGGGTAAATCAGCAGCTTCAGGACACTATGAGCCATACAAGAACGTAATCAATGTGACAAAGACTTCAGGGAACGGAGTGTTTGCACATGAATGGATGCACGCACTTGATTTTTACTTCTCCAACTTCAATCCTGAGAATATCTATTCAAGCGCACCTCACGCAACATCAGGAGAGTATAAGAGTGATATAAGAGACGAAGTAAAGTCTTCGTTTGATAACCTTATGTCTGTAATCAAAGCGTCAGACTATTACAAAAGGTCGGTAGCATTGAACGAATACTATTCATCCGACGCTGAACTTGCAGCAAGGGCATTGCAGGACTATATCATCAGAAAGCTGGAAGAAAAAGGTCAGGTAAATGACTTCCTATCAAACCACATTACACCGGAGGAATGGTCAGGTTCAGAAAAAACATACCCATTCCCTTCAGGAAAAGAAGTGGAGTCTATCGGTGAAGCATTCAATAATCTATTTGATACCATAGAGGAAAAAGTTGATGAAGAAGGTAACACTATTCTGTTCAGAGAAGAAGGCAACCCTGACACTCGTTTCCGCTTTATCGGAGAACAAGGTGCAGCCAATCTTGACAGAGTAGAAGAAGCCACGACAAGACTTGACAACTTGAATGTAGCTAGAGAAATGGAAAAATCAGGTAAGGGTGCGAAAACTATCAAGATAGCTACCGGATGGGAACGTGGGGCAGATGGCAAGTGGAGGTATGAAGAAGAAGACTTTGAATATATACCAAAGGGAAATGCACGAGAAAAATCATTGCTTGAGCGTGAACCATGGCATAAAGAACTTATGTCTTTGTCGGATAAAGTGTATAATGGCGAGAAACTCTCCAATGAGGAAGAGGCGCGTTTTGATGAATTATCAAAGAAAGAAACAGAACTGAAAGATAGCCTGAAAAAATCAGATATAAAGTTTCTTGATGATTATGTATCTGATAACACTCTGTTTAAAGAATATCCTGAGTTGAAGCAAGTAAAGGTAGAATTTTATGACGGTAGCTTTTTCGATGGCGGCTCGTATAGCCATCATGATATGACCATCAGGGTAAACAATAATTCTCCTTTGGATGCAAAAAGCATTCTTGTACATGAGGTGCAACATGCAATTCAGCATATTGAGGGATTTTCGCGAGGAGGAAATTCCAGAACTTACCGTAATTATCTCAACAGCCTAAAAGAGAAACGCGATGCCTGGTATATGATTGATGAATTTGAAGAGAAATCGAAAGAGCTAGGAAGCGATGCTTCTCAAATGGATGTTTACAAAGCAGTTCGCGATGAATACACTTCGTTGGGAATGTCTTTTGGCGATGGGATAATGCCAAGCAGAGATGCTTTCGACAAAGGATTTAATCTTTGGGTTCGTGGTTATGATAAAGAAGGATATGAAGATGCTTACAAGGAATATCAGAATCTTATTGAAAAGTTTGGTCTGGGAGAAAGCAAGGATAGATATCACGAACTTTCCGGAGAAGTAGAAGCACGAAATGTTCAGTCACGTCTTAATATGACACCTGAAGAAAGAAGAAATACACTTGCATCAGAAACAGAAGATGTCGCAAGAGAAGACCAGATATTCCTTTATGATTCAATGGGTGCCAACAGCATGGTTATTGACGCTAATCAGATAGCCGAAAGCCTTAATGTCCCCGTTCAGGTTATCAACTCCATAGATGAAGTACCTGAAGGAGAGGCAAAGAGAGCAATCAAGAATGGCAGAATGGTGAAAGGCTGGTATGATGTAAAGACCGGAAAGGTTTACGTATACCTACCAAACGCTACAAGCGCGGAAGATGTGAAACAAACCATCCTTCACGAAGGTATAGCACACTTCGGATTGCGTCAGCTTGTCGGAGAGGAACGAATGGATGACTTCCTAGACGAAGTATTCAGCAACGTATCCAGCGAGGTAAGAAGAAAGATAACTGATTCTCTTCCTAAGTACGGATATAACTCACGTGTAGCAACGGAAGAATACATGGCTTCCATCGCAGAGAACGGAGTTGACGTATCTACATGGGAGCGTATAAAGCAGGCTTTCAAGAATCTTCTTAGAAGAATTGGTATTAATATACAAATCAATGACAACGAATTGAAATATATTCTCTGGAGAAGCGCACAGAATCTTGACAAAAACAGAACGATAGATTTGGCAATTGATGTGGCAATGCAATACCAGATGGGGGTAGGAAACTATTTCCGTGAAGGAGAATCAGACGGTAGCCGGGAAGAGTACGAAAACTCACTTCAAGGATGGAAGTATAAAGCACGTGAAGCATATCAGGATAGTATGCTTGCATTGAAAAACCTTCAGGAAGTCATAGCAAATGTTTCAGGTAAACCAATTAAGTCATTCGAGGACGCATACAAAGCAGAGAATCAGTTGAGTTCAAAAAACACTGCCGAAGCTGAAGAGTATTACGAAAAGTTCTTCAAGCCTATGCTGGAAGCTGAGGGAAAGATGATGAAAAATTACGGTTTAAGCCATAAGGAAATTGAGAGATACATGATGCTTGCTCATGGAATAGAGCGTAATGTGGAAATGACATTCCGAGAAATGCTTAATGAGATTATAAATACAAACCCTAACGATGCCCAGCAGTTTGCAGATGATTTTATAATGGAAAGAGACAGGCTCAGGAATATGTATTCAGGATATGAATACCTGAAAGCTTTATCTGACTATATAGGAGAATTCGGTGATTTCTCAGCTACAGAAGCAATCCTTACAAGCATTGATAACGAGGAACATACAGACTTCCAGAATGACGCACTTGAATACGTGAGAAACTTCGAGTCAAAGTATGATACTTCCGCACTTTGGGATAAAACCAACAGGGCTACAAAGGAGACTCTTAAAAAGACATACGAGAGCGGAATGATGGATAAAGACCATTTTGCTAAGGTCAGCAAAATGTTCATGTATTACGTACCTTTAAGAGGATGGAATGAAAAGACAGCAGAAGATGTGTATGAGTACATAAACTCAGAAAGAAGCCCTCTTAATTCTGTCCTTAAATCAATGAAGGGTAGAAAATCGGTACCTGACGAAGTTATGGCAACAATAGGGAACATGGCTGAAAGCGCAATACTGCAAGGTAACAAAAATCTAATGAAGCAGTCTTTCATGAATATGGTAATGAATCATCCTACAGATGTAGCAACTATGCGTAAAGCATGGTATGTTTATGATCAGGCTAAAGATGAATGGACCATATCAATGCCGGAAATACAGGATAATGATACCCCAGAAGTTATTTCCCAAAAGATAAGCGACCATGAAGAAAAGATGAAGAATCTTAAAGAGAAGGGACTTGCCACCCAGAAATCATCAGGATTGAACATTGATTACAGAATATTGAAAAATAACATATCCCAGCATACTGTAGTTGTAAAGAACGGAGGTAAGGACTATATAATTTATGTAAATGGAAATCCGAGAGCGGCACAGGCTGTAAACGGACTTACAAACCCTGATGCTGAAAAGAATCCTATATTCAATTCAATAAGCAGGGCAAACAGATGGCTTGCAGCAAACTTCACAACAAGAAACCCTGCATTTGTTATGAGCAACCTTGCTCGAGATATGATTTTTTCAATGTTGGCAATAGGAATAAAGGAAGATGCAAAATACTCTGCAAAGTTCCGTAAAAACTTGTTTGTAGCTATTCCAACTGTTTTTGACTGCATTAGAGGTAAGTGTAAAAATTCACAGTCTGATATGTATTTCAAGGAGTTCGTAAAGAACGGTGGAGAGACTGGATACATGCATCTTAACGATGTTGATAAATATAAGAAGAAAGTCAAGAAAGAACTTTCAAAGATAACCGGAGAAAGAGGTTCTGCAAAAGCAGCTTTAGACTATACACTTGAAAGACTTGAAGATTTTAACAGATGGGCTGAAGATGTATCAAGGTTTGCAGTATATATGACATCAAGGCAGATGGGAAGAAGTATAGTTGATTCTGTAAATGACGCAAAAGAGGTTACCGTAAACTTCAATAAAAAAGGAGCCGGATACAAGACCGGAGGATTTTTTGGAATCACTGCAGGTATAATGAGAAATCTTTACCTGTTCTTCAATGCTTCTGTACAGTCATTAAGCAACTTCAACAGGCTGAGAGTGAAAAATCCAGTAAGGTTCTATTCAACTATTGGAGGTTTTATTGCTGCAGGTGTTATAATGCCGGTTATAAACGATTTCCTTTACAATGTTCTTGGAGGTGGTGACGACAATCCTTACAATGACCTTCCAGAATGGGTAAGAAGGAACAACCTTTGCATTTATGCAGGAAACGGACAGTTTGTTACTATTCCTTTGCCTATTGAATTACGTGCATTCTACGGACTTGGAGATTATGCCTACCAGCTTTCAACTGGAAGAGAAAAGCCAACACCGACAGGGATTGCAAAAGGAACCGTTAGCCAGCTTGCAGATTTATTACCTTTGAACCCAACTGGAAACGAAGGGCTCAAGGCATTTATGCCTGATGCTTTGTCTCCTATATTTGAGACATACGTATGGAACGAGGATTTTACCGGAAAGCCAATAGCAAAACTAACCCATTTCAATGAACGTGATCCTGAATGGAAGAGGGTATATAAGGGAACTTCCGGATGGCTGGTTGATGCTTCAAAATTCTTCAATGACCTTACAAACGGTGGAGATCCAGGAAGCGATTTCAGAAAAGGATTTATCGACTTCAACCCGGCTAAGGTTGAAAATCTTCTTGAATCCTACTTCGGAGGAATGGCTAAGTTCCTTAACCAGTCAGGAAAGACGATTTACTATGGTGCCAAATCAATGGCAGAAGGAGAAATGGACGAAAATCTTGTTGCAAGAAATGTTCCAATAGTAAACAGATTCTATAATAAGGTTGATGATAGAAACGCATTCTCTGGAATAAATACTGAATATTTCAATCTCCGTGACGAAATGGAACAGTTTAAATACGAACTTAACGGTGTAAAGAAAAATTACAGGAACAATCCGGAAGAGTACAGACAGATTGTAAATTCTGAAATGTTCAGAAAGTATATGAGATACAAGCCATATCAGGACAGACTTGACAGACTTTACAAGATGGCAAAGGAACTTGAAGGACAAGAGAGAAAGCAGGTAGAAGATATGATAGTTGAGATAAGAAGAGAACTTGTTAATTCTCTGAAATAGAACGATGGCGGCAGGTTAATTTCCTGCCGCTTTACCCAACATATCAACATTTATTATCAGTAATAGAGTAGTTTTGCAAAAATACGGTATCATGAATAAATTTTTGAACAGAAAAGTAAAGCCTGCGCGTGATTACCGGACAAAAGATACGGTAAAACGCACAAGAGGTACAGCCTATGATGAGCTTGAAGAGTTTTCTTCGTACTGGAGTAGCCTTTATACAGCAAGAAGCAAGATGGAACGCTCTCTTATGTACGCTAAGGGTGACCAGTGGGGAGACTATATCACAGACCCGGACTCAGGAGAAAGCATAACAGAAGGAGAACTTATCAAGAAACAAGGAAAGGTTCCTTTGAAGAACAACATGATTGCTCCTATAACCAAAAATATAGAAGGTCAGTTCAGAAGAAATGTAACAAAAACTATATGCTCTGTAAGAGACCGTGATGAAGCAAAAATAGGTGAAATGATGAGCATAGCACTTGAATATTCTCAGTCACTCAACGAAATAACAGAACTTGATGCTTCAATATTAACTATGCTTGAGTGCGGTGGATTCATTGCCCAAAGAATAGAATTCGGATACAACGAATACAAACACATGAATGACGCATGGGTTTATAACGTGGATCCTTCAAGACTGTTCTTCAATACGAATATAGAGGATAACCGAGGTTGGGATATAACATGTATCGGTGAAATCTTTGACATGGACTTTGAAACGGTAGTAGCTGCTTTTTCAAAAAGCAGAAGTGATAGGGAATGGCTTGAAAGCATCTACGGTAAAAACAGATTCCAGAGAAGGTCATTTGTTGACGGTGTTCAGGGATACAACCAGAAATATGCAGACTTCTACACTCCTTCAGATGCGGACCTTTGCCGTGTTATTCTTGGATGGAAGCTTGAAAGCCGTGATGCTTATTTCTATCAGGACATGCTTGATGGAAGCTGGGGTTTTGTAGGATTGAATGAAGTTGATAAGATAGAGCAGATAAACCGTCAAAGGATACAGGGAGCTTCTTTGGCAGGAGTAGCTGAAGAAGATATTCTTCTTATTGAATACGAGTTCAAGGTAGAAAGATACTGGTATTACAGGTATCTTACGCCTTGGGGAGACGTGCTTCAGGAAGGAAGAAGCCCATACTGGCATGGACAGCACAATTATGTATTTCACGCTTATCCTCTGATACACGGTCAGGTATTCAACTTCATTGAGGACTTCATAGACCAGCAGAGAAGCATTAACCGTACAATGACTCTTATAGACTTTATACGTTCATCTTCGGCAAAAGGACTTGTCGTTATTGATGAGGACGCATTCAACAGTATGAGCAGGGAAGAAATCATTGATGAATATGTAAGGTACAACGGTGTGTTGTTCTGCAGGCTTAAAGCAGGGAAGGACATACGTTCTGTCATAACACAGCTAAACGGAGCCGGTGCCGTACAAGGAGACTATGAACTACTTAGCTTGCAACTAAAGCTTATCAATGATATTGCAGGAGTAAATTCAGCAATGCAGGGTAAGGAACCTTCTTCCGGAACAGCGGCTTCACTGTACGCTCAGCAGACGGAAAACGCTTCAATGAATCTGAAAGGATTGTTTGATTCGTTCAAGTCGTTCAGGAAAAGGCGTGACCTGAAGCTTATGCAGACCATACAGCAGTATTACAATTCTCCGAGATACATTGAACTTGCCGGAAAAGATTATTCGGAAGAATCTAAGTATTACAATCCTGAAAAGGTACAGGGGGCACAGCTTGACATAGAACTTACAGAAGGAACCAATACACCGACATTCCAGATGCTTGAAAACGAGTTCCTGATGAAACTGTTCGAAATGCAGGCTATCAATGTTAAGACTTTGCTTGAAAACTCCAGCCTTCCTTTTGCATCAAAAATACTGGAAAGTATCAAACGTGCAGAGCAGGAAATGGCAGAAAACCAAAGCATGACACAAATGGATCCTGCACTTATGCAACAGATTTCAAGCCACAATCCTGGACTTATAGAGAAGATGATGAACGATGCAAATGCTTCTCCACAGGACGGAATTGTACAAGCTGCCTAAACTGACGCTTCTGACACGATACGGGTTTTCCTCTTCTGGAATCCCGTATTTTTTTGTGCAAGCCTGTATGGCTTACCCTTTTTGTAACATACGTAAAGCCCTATTGAAGTAGACATGACACGGTCGTCATGACATCCTTCTACGGCACCGGTTTTTTTACCGTCTTCCTTAATTTCAAACTGTTCGTATTCAAATGTTGTCTCCAGACTTCTTTCTATATATAGAAAATCCCTCATGGCAGACTTCATGAAATTAAGAACCATAGGCTTCGTTGAAGGGTTTGTATGAAAACCATATTTAACCGGTGCACCCTCCTTAATCTGTTCCGCACTTGTACGGCTGTACAGCTCGGTGTAATAATCCTTTATTTCGTCAAGTACGTATTCGAAGTTATCTCCTTCAGTTCCTTCCGTTTCAAGAGTGTTACTTTCTATTACTAGAAGCGCATTACCATAGGCGTATGCTATCTGAGCCGCTTTCCAGATTAGCATATCATGTTCGATGTGCCCATGCCATTCAGCAACAACTTCAGGAACTCCACCTTCTATCATTGCTATCGTGTCGAATACCTTAATTGAAGAATAATCTGACTTTTCACCGGTACCACCAATATCTACCGATACTACATATCTTTGGTAATACAGATTTGCATCCTTGTCCGGGAGAAACCACACGTTAAGTATGTTGTCCTTTGAATCCTTCTTTCTTTTCATTTCCACAAAGTGAAGGTTATCAAATGCCTTTTCACCTTTCATTGCGTCTCCGACAAACTCACCATAGAATGCAGGTTCCATGCAGGTTTTTCTACATTGTTCAACATACCTTCTTGGGAAGTATGGTCTACCGGTTGACTGGAACGCTTCTTTCGGATCGGAAGGATATTCAGAACACATACGCCATTCCTCTTCCATTGACATTTTCTTTTTTCGGTACCATGCGATTGCTTCAAGTGTGGCACCAAGTTCAAACAAGTAAATTTCGTATTCGTTCATTGTTTCTATGAACTGCCTGTACTTGCTTGGACCTATATATGTGGAGTACATATCTATCAGGAACCATGGTATAAATACAGGGGTGAAATCATTTTCTCCCTTTACCGCCTTTAACCATGTACGATGGAAGTAGTTACCCACACCCTTGGCGGTGGATTCAAGAACCTTAACCGTATACGGACCGTCATTGATTGAACCAAAAATAGATTGCACAAGGTCTTCAGGCTTTTTCCCCTTTGTTTCCTTCCATAAACCAACCTCCGTAAGATGGGCCATTGATATATTTTGCGAACGAAGGTTATCAGGTTTCTGTGCTGAGCCGACAGAATAAAGGCACTGACAATACTGAATCTGTCTTGTCTTAGATGAACCCTCAAACGGTTTTGTATCAAGCTTTACACCGTTTGCGGCCCACGAAGGATAGTGTTCAACAACTTTGGAAAGCATACCTGAAACTATGTTTGACTGGGATTCCACATCACCACATATAACGCTGTTCCAGTTCTTCTTGTGTATTATCTGTATCCATAGCATGTAAATCTGTGTGAGAGTGGAACCGCCCCACTGCCTTGCTTTCAACAGAATTATGCTTATAGGCTTGTTTGATGTTCTTAGTTCTTCAAGTGTCTTAAGATATGTTCTCTGTGCCCTGTTCAGGAAAAACCTTATATCCTCTCCACCTCCCTTCGGAGAAATAAGAGCGGTACTGTATGCCCAGAACTCAAAGTCGTAAGTAAACCTCTGCACACAGAATTCAACATACAGAAGGTTTGCTGTATATTCACTGTATTCTTGTTTTAGAATTTGTGTTATATATCTTCTTACACCAAGTGCAAGTATAATCTGGCAGAATCCGGTTTCTATGAATTCATCCGGAAGCCACATTTCATTCAAAGGAAAATCTTCACATGTTACACGTGTTCTTTTAATAGAAAACGATCCTTCCCCGGTTATAGGGTTATATTGAGAGTTTATTACTTTAAGTCTCTCATTGTTAATCTCTATTATCTTTGAAGGAGACAGCATAACTTTCTATAAATTACGCTTGTAATATAAGAGAATGAAAAGCTATACACATGAATGAGTGTGTTCACGCCTTTCGAGAACAAGCCGGTGAATACATACGAAAACAATATAAGGAACAATGCCTTAACAAATATCTTTCTACTGCATCCTGAAAGATAATATCCCATCATAACAGATATTACTGATGAAAATCCGCACGTAGGAACGCTTTTTGCTGATAGATAGCCTGAAATTGCCGAAATTAATATGCAGGAAGGTATGAGATAATAAACGTCTGATTTTCGCATTACGCGATAGTACGTCCAGAACACGAATGAATTAACGAGCAAGTGAAGAAAGTAGGAATGTACAAAACTGTATGTGAATAATGTCCACCATGGAGAGGTAGAAGAAACGGCAAGATTTTCAACTGGAAGAAAGAATGAAAGCAGCCATACAACAAATAGAACTATTATGACCGGCATTTCTTCCTCAATCTGTAATAACCGTATATTATTTCCCTGAACGTCTTCAGGTCTATGTAGTAAGAAGGTGCTTTTTCCTGTAGTATCTTTGCCAGAATCTGATAACCTACAAATCCGGTTTTTTCTTTATACTCCTTGTACCTTCTGTAGAGCTCCTCATACATGAGGATTGTATTCTTGTTTTTAAGCCCCAGCGGCTTGCCCCTGTCAATCTTTGATACATAACGCCTTGCGTTTTCATAACTCACATAAAATCTAGGAGCACCCTTCGTCATTACGCTTCTGATTATATCATCTTGCGTAAGAGAATATTTCCTAAGTGACTTCATCTCCTCAAAAAACGCATTTGCTATGTGCTGACGGCGGATTTCTGAAATGTCATTGTCCCTCATAACACAGCCTTTTCTACAAAGATACAAATAAAAGAAAATCATCATAACATATTACCCAAGTCTGCAATAATTATACCCAATTCAGCAACATTTGAATACCAAATACATTTTACTTTGCAATACACGCAAAACATGACAAACATACTACAGCATGGAAAAAGAAACAAATGAAAAACCGGCAGTACAAGAAAATGCCGGTGTAGAAAAGGAAAGAAAACCTACCAACAAGGAAAGGTTTAATTCCATGATGATGGCAAAAATGGAAGGATACAACCCTGAAGATGAAGAGTCGTCCTATGGAATGCTTATCGAAAGTTACAACAAGAACGAAGAGCAGAAAAAAATCCTTTCCGATGCAATCAACAGGGACCCGAGACTTGCTTCTGTTCTTTCCGACATTGTAAGCGGTAAGCGTTCAAGCGGTAATGCACTTGTAAGGTATTACGGAAGAGACTTTCTTTCAGCTGAAGAAGGCACTCCAGAATACAAAGATATTGCATCTGCCGAAGAAGAAAGGAAAAAGGAAGCAGAAGAATTGGCTGCAAGAGAGAACGAGTACAAAAAGAACATTGATGAGTCTACTCCAATTATTGAACAATTCTGCAAGGAGAAAGGGTACAATCCTGATGATTTCCTTAATGATATATGGGATAAAATCGCTTCTCCTATTCTTTCAGGAAGATACACGACAGAACTTCTTGCTATGATTGACAAGGCTTTCAACTATGACACAGACGTTAGTGACGCAATGAAAGCCGGAGAGGTCAAAGGAAGAAACGAAAATGTGCATAAAATGAGAAAAGACCAGATAGGAGACGGGATGCCAACCGGACTTGGAGCGGTTACCCAGGAAACAAGAAAGAAAAGCAAGCCAAAATCATTCATTCAGCTTGCAAGTGAAGCATAACAGCCATAACACAAATTAAAATAAACACGACATGAAAAAAGTTATCAGTTTTTTGAAAGAAGAAAAATGGAGCCTGTTTTCAATCTGTCTGACTATCCTGTCAGTGATTATAGGTTCACCGTTTATGCTGGCCGCAGACGCAACAGCCACAGTGGCCGTAACAGAGGGAGGTGCTCAGGCATCACCTGGACAGGCAGGCGTGGAAAGCCAGGTACCGGGACAGGCAACTACCGTTTCAGGCGCAGCAAGCGCAACAGGTGGAGTAGGAGATGGCGGACTTGTCCAGCCTGACATTGATAAAGATATATTCCTTATTGGTACGGATGAAACCATTCTTGACGGAATTATGCGTAAGGCAAAAAGGCAAGTACGGGTTCATAGTTTCGAAGTTGACCACTATCTGATTGACGAACAGAAAGCCGTGGTAGAAACAACTGAAAAATACAACGCGGCAGAAAGCCAGACTGCTGTCATTAAAGTTGCTTCAAAAGATGCAGGATTGTTTCAGGAATACGGTACAGTCATCGCAAAAGGCGTAAACGGATACGATCCTACAGGGCAGAATGAACTTGAAGGAGTTGACCTCATGCTGTTCATTGTAGGGAAAGACGCTTCGAATAGTGGAAGTCCTATTGTAAGGGCTGTGAACGGTCCTAAAGCTTCACCGAGTGATGAGTATTGCAACGTGCCTACAATTGAATCAGGCACAAAACTTGTTTTGCTCAGCAACGCATGTGCAGAAACTCAGAAGCAGGTAGCACCGGACCTTGTTGTTCCACAGCCTACAAGAGTGTATCTGCAGAAGACAATCATGAATCAGATTATCTCTGATTACTTTGACAGTCAGAAAAAACGTATTCCATTCCAGAAAGCTACTATCGCAGAAGCGGCAGTAAAACAGTACAGAAGAAAAAATAACCGTACACTATGGATTGGGCACAAAGGAAAGTTCAAGGTTGACCGTGGACAGATGGGTGCTCAGGATGTATACACAACAGAAGGAATCAGGTGGCAGATCAAAAGGGAATGGCAGCATGATGGTAACTGGACATTTGAAGAAATCATCGCACTTGCAAAATTGAAGTTCACCGGTAACGACTGTTCAAAGGAAGCATTCTGGCTCCAAGGCCGTGACATGCTTGAAAGCATCCAGAACATTGACTTCACCAAGCACAAGGACATCACAATGACATCAGATAACGTATGGGGATTTTCATGTACAAAGCTTCATACCGTGTTCGGTGACTTCTACTTGAAGCACGAACCTACTCTTGATGTTATCGGATATTCAAATTCTGGCGCAATCCTTGACATGGAAGGCCTTGTACGTTACTGGATGAAGAACGAGGAAAAATCAACTGAAAAGATTGAAGGCGAAGAAGCAAAGAGAGAAGCCGTTATTTCAATCAACGCTCTTGCCCTGAAAGGTTACTCACATATCTGGGTGGAAGGTGATGACAAAGGTAGCTTGCCGGGTGCCACTGTCGTACTTACTCATGACAATGCTTCTGATGCTCCGTCAAGCCCGGGTAAAGGCCAGATATACTATCTGAAACAGGCATGTTCAGGAATATCAGGTTCTAAAGCCGGTGAGTTCTGGAAGTGGAACGGTTCTTCATGGGAAAAATACGAAGGTGAAATATACACCAAGGACGAATTTTAATTCATAACCGTTTAAAAAAGGGGGGCTTATTGCCTCCCTGATATTGTATTATGGGAAAGATAACATTATATAAAAAAAAATATGCCATTTACGGAAAAGTAGAAATGAGCGTTCTCATACCGGTAAACAACGCAAAGCTTCGTGTAAACTTTGCAAACGGTGTTATAACTCCATCCGGAATTACTCCTGCCACGTTCAGCACTTCTGATCCGGTAGTACAGACTGCAATCGAAAACAACAGGCTCTATCTGAAAGGGATGATAAAGCTTGAAAAGTCATTTAAGATTGGAGAGGTTGAAGTGGATGATGAGAAACCAGCTTCTGATGAAGAAAAAAATGAAAAGGAACCAGAATCACAATCATCCGTAAAATCATATCCTGACGTAAAGAACGTGCAATCTGCCAGGGAAATTCTCATAAGAGAATATAATGTTCCTATTGCAGAACTTCAGGACAAGGAAAGAATCAAAATGAAATCAGAAGAACTTGGAATTGAATTCCCCAACTGGAAATAACTATGGTTAAGAAGGATGAAATAATATCAAAGGTAAAGGCGATAATGAATGAGATAGGAGAAGAAGAAACAAACTCCTCTCTGCTTGATGAAGACACTATTAAAATAGACCAGTACATAGAGTCATGTATCGGTGATGCTCTTGCCATGATAGTATTGAAATCCGCAATTCCCGTAAATCCAAAGAAAGGAACTTCAAACCCGGTTAACAACAATGATGGTACCGGATACATAGTTCTTCCTGACGATTTTCTAAAGCTTATTGCATTCAAGATGGAAGGATGGAAAAGAACTGTTTCAGAAGCATTCCCACTTGATAGCGAAAAAGCAAAACAGCAATCAAACGAATACACAAGAGGTGGTAACAACAAGCCTGTATGCGTCTTGTCATATTCACCTGAAGGAAAGAAGATATTGGAATATTACAGCGTAACTGGTTCGAACCATACCGTATCAGTTTTTGTATATGAAGCTTCATACGAACCTTCATCCGGCATAAACATGGAATCTTCTGATGCTGTATTTTATGCGCTTTGCTATATGACGGCCGGACTTGTGTATTCTATTTTTGAAAACCAGGCTACAGCAGAAGAAATGCAGAAGATAGCAATAAACTACATTAACAATGCCGTATCACATTGATGAAGAAAACAGTGAGCTTGCATTTGAGGTATATGATGGTGACAAGCTTATTATAAGGCTTAAATCTGGTGCAGGTTCAGGTTCAGGTGGTTGCGATATATATATAATAAAGAGCGGTGATAATACGGAACCTACTGAATCAAATGTTTTTTCAGCAAGAAGAACTCTTTTAAATTTTTTGAGAAAGGATGATGAAGATACTACAGAATTCCTATTAAGGCTTCTTGGTGGTATTATATCTCCTTTTATTGAATCTCCTGATTTTATATCAGGCGTTCTAGGTGCAGGATTTTCTATAAAGCAGAACGCCAACAAACAATCTGTTGCCGAGTTTGACAAGCTTATTGTAAGGCTTAAGGCAACATTTCAGATGCTAGAAATTCTTAAGACGGAACTTGGAGGATCTGATATGTTGTTCAACTCTTCAGGAGCAAGGATAACGATTACCGAAGTTGAAAGATTGGACCAGGAAGCATTTTTTATCACAGGAGATAAAGCATATTTTTCTGATGAAGACGAAATTTATTTTCCTGACATTTTCAGATGCTACTTCCTTTCAGATGATACGGAAGAAGCAGTTGAAAATCTTTTTAAATCGGGAGACTTTGCGCAGTCCAAGTCATTCAACATAAAAGAGGGAGTGTACGAAAACGTTGGAAATCACTACTGGTGGAGAAAGGTTGTAGGAGTTGGAGATGATTATATAGAATTATCCACCGTTGACATGGATTCCGGAAGCGATGATCCGAAGGAAGGTGACGTTGTTGTACAGCTTGGTAATGATAAAGACCAGGACAGACAGAATGCGATTATAATTTCAGCTTTCGGTGAAAATGCCCCATACATATCAATGTTGCAAGGTATAGACAGTTACAGTCTTTCAGACAAAGCCATATTCACTGTCGGATATGACAGAGCCAACAAAGAATGTTATCTTAAAAATTATGGAAGGACTTATATAGGTGACCATAACAATAAGCGTTACTTTGATTTAAGCAAGAACGGGCTTGTTGTGAAAGCAACTAAGTTCATTTTTGAGACAGGAGAGGACGTTTCGGAAGAGTTCAAAAGCGTAAAAACATCAATATCTGTAATGGAGGGAAAGATTTCACTTAAAGTAAGTAACGATGATTTGGCTTCAACAGGTATTGACATAGATAAGAAAACTGTAACTGTTACTTCTGAACGTTTTTTCGTAAACAATTCAAAAGGTTCACCTATTGCAGTATTCACAACTGATTCAAGCGGTAAACCAATATTGAAAGCTGACTATATAGACGTTGAAAATCTGAAAGTAAAGCACCTGGATGGTGCGGACGGTACGTTTTCGGGAGAATTGAAAGCAGCTACCGGCACATTCACTGGGGGCGTTGTCACAAACTCAGATGGAAACAGGATTGTATTAGATCCGGATTCAAGACAAATGGCATTAGTTTCAAATAAAGGAAATGTGCTTTCAAGCTGGTTCTTCTACAGCAATTCCGGATACGAATCTGCTGCAATATCACTGAAAAACATTGAAGGGGAAACGCTTTACCTATACCCGTTTGACATCAGAATGAACAGCGGGAACAAGGGAACTCAGATAACAAACGGAGATATAAGATTGAATATGGGAGATTTGGGTATGATTATAAATCCTACTCAAATAACAATGACTGATGGTGGAAATTCTGTTACAGGATTTACTGGAAGCTTTTTGGTATATTCATTATATGATGAATCAAATCCATATGGAGAAAAAATATGGAAAAAAGTTAGTGTAAAAAATGGAATCATATATAAGATAGAAAACTGGTTTATTTAAAAAATAAAGATATGGGAAAAGGATTTTTGGATTATGATGCAGTAACGACAAATGATTTGTTACGTACAGTAAAAGAAAACAAGGACAGATTTCCTCTTGACTCTGATTTGAACGAATTTTCTGAAAAACTTCTTCCAAACAGTGTTATTTCAAGAGAAATAAATAAAATAAAAGATGCTACAAGCAATAATAAAGGATATTTCCTGAATGTTGAAAGCCTTAAAGATGCTTACCCTACAGCAAATGAGGGTAGCAAAGCCTATGTTGGAAACAGCTATCCATACATGATTTATTTATTCCAAGGAGGAGAGTGGATAAACAGTGGTCAGGCCGGAGGTGATGATACTTTCAACGCGGGCGATTTCTACACTAAATTACAAATAGACCAGCAGCGCGAAGTTATTAATGGTGAGATTTCACGCGTAGAAAATGGAGCAAACTATGAAGTGCTTGAATATGAAATAAACATAGCCACTACTCGTTTGAAGGTAGATGAAAAAAACAGAAAAGGTGGATATATGATTACATACAATCCTGGTACTGGTTGGATAAAAGAGCAGTACATTGGAGAGTTAACAGATAATGAAGAGTGGATAAAAGATGAAAATTGGAAACCGGAGATTCTTAATGATAGCATACAGGCAATAGCTGAAAATGCACAAAAGCAGGCTGATTTAGCGTCCAAAAATGCAAATATGGCTATGACTCAAGCAAATTACGCAAATGAGCAGGCTAATAATGCAAAGAACGCTGCATTAGGAGTAACAAGTGAAGTTTTAAAAACGATGCCAGTTGGTACTATGTTAATGTCAGCAAAAGGAAATATATTTGGAGAAGAATGGATTGAATCAGGTTCTTTTATTATTAATGAATTTGAAGAAATAGCAATTAAAGAGGCTCAGACTTATGCTTCTTACGGAGTATTTTCAGATGATAATGTGACATTTGTTGTTCTTGATACAAAAATGTTTTATTCAAAAGATGGATATTTGTGGAATGAATGTAACATTAAGTTTAATAATGAAGATTCTTTATCTGTAGTATCAGTTTGTCAATTTTCAAATAACATATATTATGCAATTGGATTTTCGTTTTCAAGATTTGCTCTAATAAAGTCAGAAGATGGAGGTGTTAATTGGAGTGAACTAGAATACCCATTTGGCGAAGACCCAATTATGTATCTTGTACGTTCAGGTGTTTATCTTTATGCGATTGGTAATAATGTCTGCTATTACATTTCAGGATACGAAGATGTATGGACTAAAGAAGAGACTGGAGCTACATTAGATTTTAGTTTAACCTCTTCTTCAGTAATACCTTACAAAAAAAGTTCAGATATTGGTATTATTTTAATTACTGGAAATAATGTATATTCAAGAAAGTCTTTTAGAGATAATTCATGGGAACAAAAAGCAAATTTCACAAGTACAAACTCTGATAACATAAATTATCTATATTGTTCTTATAGTGAAAAATTAGGATGTTTTTTAATTGCAACAATCGAAAGAAATTCAGTTGGTGGAGGTTCTATTGCTAAATTATATAAATCAGAAGATTTGGAATCTTGGGATGATATTACACATACTCTTCCAAATGGTGAAATAAATTATATAGGAGGTAATATAAATGCAGATGGTGTTTTTGTGCTATACACTGCAAATGAATATCTATACTCAAATGACTTGGTAAATTGGATAAGCGGGGAAAACCCATCAATTAATAACAGCCGTTTATGCAGTAATAATAAAAATATATTTGTAATTTCTATAAAAGGAATTTTATACAAATCAGACAATCCTATTTTTTCCCCTGAAATACCTTATGGATATGTAAAAATTAAATAATATAAAAATAATATACAATAATAAAAAATAAAAATGAAGAAGATACGTTACAACAGCTTTATAGCAAAATTACTTTGGAGTGAATACAATACAATCACACTGGCCGCATGGGTATGTACAAAATACAAGAATAAGGAAGAAATGCCCCAGAGAATACGAAACCATGAATGCACGCACGCAAGACAATGGGTAGAGTGTATGCTTGCAAGTGGAGTTGTTATATGGGCCCTGGTTCTTTTTGCAGGAATATCTGCATTATGGTTTGCATTGTCTTTTCTTTCATTCTACATTCTGTATGTATTGGAATGGCTTGTAAAGATACCATTCTACGGTAAGAACGCATACGAGAATATCTCTTTTGAGCGTGAAGCCTATGCTTGTGAGAATGACAACAATTACATCGAAAACGGTGATTACTTTGAATGGATAAGATACATTTTAAGATAATCGTATTAATACCTTTTTATTAACATAAAATCAAAGATATATGACACAGCTTAATTTTACAAAGAATGGTAATTCATGGATTTCAGATGAGATACAGGTATCCTCTGATTTCAACATACACATTGAGAGAAGCCGTCCGGCACAGTTCAACATAATGCAAAAAACAAGCGGTGAAAAGTGGGCCGAAATACCGGAAGCAGAGAAGTACGCAAACAAGAATGTAATTGACGTAGACATACAGATTCTTGTTCCTAAGAGCATAAAGATAATCAGCTACTCAGAAGTTACACAGGCTCAATACACGGCAGTATGAGAACAAATGTTATAAAAAGCCGGCTAAAGGCAAACATAATAGGTGATGGAAGAAAGAAATCAAATCCTTCACCTCCTGAAGAAAACATAACTGATGCGCTTCTTATGGAAGACGGAAGCCTGTTCTTAATGGAGGACGGAACCTACTTCAAGCTGGAGAATCAGGAAAATTCTTCTGCACCCAAAAAATCATATTGGAACTTTTAAACATTGAATTATGGCAATAGAAGGAACGAAGTTATCTGAACTTAAAAATAAGGTTGAAGATATAAAAGGAACTGAGCGTATATACGTGACGGATGGAAGTGGTGTGCCTAAGTATATTGAGACAAGCCAGCTAGCAACTCAGAAGGACTTGGGGGATATTGAAAAAATACTTGACAAAATTATAGGAGGTTGATTATGGCAATATCAGACAAATTACAAAGTATTCTCGATAGCAAAGCCGCAATTAAGGCCGCTATAGAAGCAAAAGGTGTATCAGATGTTGGTGATGTGCTAGCTGAATACCCTTCCAAAATTAATAGTATTCAGAATGGAGCGAGCGACTACGAATTGGAGGCAAAAATGCTTGTATTACCCGTAAGCACTACCACAATTACGACCAAAGGCAATAAAACAGCGGCAATATCCACTAACGACCACATTAAGATAATTGATGAGAACCTGAAACAATACACCGTTAAAGAATGGAATAACAGGACTGTGACTAATGGATTTGACAACTCTTTATCTGCTAAACCTATAGGATTTTCACTCGAATGCAATGACGTAAGAGTAAATGTAAGATGGCCTTACGTAGGTAAGATTTGGAATTGCTTGGGAACTTCAAGTGCAGACAATTCTATGCAGCATTCAATTTTTGAATACGACCAAAGAACAAGCGCAGGAAGCGGTGAAGATTACGTACCTTCACAAGACGGCAACCTGGGAACTAATACCATTGGCAGTTACAATGCGGCAGATTGGGAGATTACGGATAATGGAGACAACTTAACCCTTTATTGCGGCAACACAAAACAAAGTTGGACTATGTCGAAAAATTGCGGTAACGCCAACTTTATGGTTGCATTCAATTACAAAGACAGAAACGATGCGATGATAGCACAGAATGAATGGATGCGTCATAGATTCGCAATCTGTAGCGGTATTCAGACAACTGAATCGGACGGAACGGTTAAGAGTGTCGAGATACTTAATGCGAACGGTACACAGGCGGAAGTCGGTGAGGATATGTATTTCTATATAGACGGACAGAATACTACACTTAAGGCTAAGTATAACCTGAATAACAGGCATGCTGTAAGTTCGGCTTACCTGACTGACGAGATAGCGGAATACATCTATTCAAAACAAGTAGAGAATGGAATTAACATGAACGATACGGGTGTTAATTCGGAAGATAAGCCTATTCTTGTTAGAGGTGCAAAAGGAGCGGAAGCTATAGCCGTAAACGGTTACTGGTATATTATCACTCCTTACGTATCAAGGCCGAACGGCACGCAGACAAACTTTGATTGCAACATAATTGACTCTCCTGCAATTTACTATTGTGAAAGTGTTGGTGACGGTGTATACTTGTGTGGAGACAATGAATTGTTACCTATATGGACAAATAAGAATATCATAAACGGATTGATAAATTATTTGAGAACTTATGAAGGAAGGACAGAAGAAATCCCATCTTATAACAGCGGCAACGCCTGGTCGTGCGTTAGGAGCACTGGCTTCAACGCGTGGTACGTGAGTTTTGGCAATGGCTACTGTAGCGGCAATAACGCGTACGGCAGGTTTAGTGTGTGGCCGGCCTCGGCTTTCTAAATTGGTATAACCGATGGCGTGCGGATGCACGCTATCTTAAATGATAATGATACGTGAACAGAGCAAATCATAACAGACTTAACACTCCGATAATCACAAGAGTAATAGAGTTGAATAAATACCTATTACAAATATCGGAAAGAGCAAAGAACATAATCAAGAGAAACTACTTGGATGCGGTTCTAAAGAAAGGTGCAACTTTATTTGACTACGCAATGCGTCAGTTGAAAGGATTGGACTACAAAAAAAGGGCGTCTGATTTGGTTTACGAGATACAAAGTAGTGTATACTTTATATCCGCTTTAGGCGGATGTGACGCAAGGTCATGTGCAATAATAGACAGATTTTGCGATGAGGTATTGGTAATGCTCGGGAAGTTAAGTAACGTCAGCCCCGAAAAGTCTTGAACTATGTCGGCAGAACGATTTTTATTGAAAGGTCTCCATGCTTGCGATATGCAAGCTATGTCGAATAATGGAGAAGAGAGCGGCAACGCCTGGTCGTGCGTTAGGAACAATGGCAACAACGCGTGGTACGTGAATTTTGGCAATGGCAACTGTAACAACAATAACACGAACAACAGGTATAGTGTGTGGCCGGCCTCGGAGTTCGATAAGATAGTAGATGATTGGCTTCAAGCTGAAAGAGAATGCTATAAAAACAAGCATTCATCATTTGAAGCTGCACGTTATCATTATCATTTGTCTAATATATACGACTTGGTTGAAAGAGTAAAAAACAATTATAAACCAACTACAAGTACATGTTTTGTGCTTCAATACCCGGTGTATAGGGAAGTTTTTGCAGCCAACTATACGGACAGAATAGTGCATCATTATATAGCACCGATGATTAGCACGGTAGCCGAGTCAGTTCATAGCATAAACGGGAATGTAAGCCATGGGAACAGGACTGGTTATTCATCGTCTACCGCAGTAATGCAGATATATAACAACATCAAGGAAATGTCAAACGGATATAGAGATTCATGCTATGTGTCAACGATGGACGTAAGCGGATTCTTTATGTCAATAGACAAGGAGGTGGCATATAATATATTCAGGTATTATTCGGATTTATATTATAAAGGGAGCGACAGACACGATAAACTTATGATTCTGAAAAAACTTATGGAACATAATCCTACAGAGGACTGCATAAGAAAGTCACCTATAAGGATGTGGGATAATGTTCAGAAAGAAAAAAGCCTTTTTGGAGCAGGATACGGAAAAGGTCTTCCAATAGGTAATTTCTACTCTCAACTTATAGCAAATATTCTGATGTCTGCTGTTGACGAAAGAATCACAAGCATTGACGGATTGAAATACACAAGATTCGTTGACGACATATGTCTAGTCGCTAAGACTCCGGAAGAAATAGTTGAAGCAAGATATATATTGTATGACACTCTGAACGATTTGAAGTTATTGCTTCACCCTAAAAAATTTTACATACAGCCTGTAAAAGGCACACCCTTTTTTCGGACACAACTTTTGTGATTAGGAAAAATAGTTGAT